TGGAGCCTTTCCTTATCTTTCGCTTGCTGTTTTCAAATACCATTCTAATATCTAGCTCTGTATGTTGCTTCCTAACCTCCGCATGTTTTTTTCTATCTTCTACTGACCAAAATCCTTTTACTTCTATTATAATACCATTGTCAAGAACAAAGTCTGGTGTATAAGAGCGAATAGCAAAGTCAATCCACTTAATCTTTACTACCTCGTAGCGTAGTTTATGATTGGCTTTTTGTATTTGCTTTGCTACTTTTTCCTCCAAACCAGAACGAAATCCATTCTTTCTAGCTTTTACAAATCCTTTTTTATTGTACTTTGATATCTGAACCATGCAAGGTGCCTTACGCCACCCATACTAATTTACTATCGTCCGTAATCCCATCTACAGTTTGGTCAAGAGATGAGATTGGAAGATTATAGCAATTTGCTTTCACAAAGTAATTGTTGCTTGGGTCATGCTCTCCTTTTGTAAGGTAAACAGCTTCATTAAAATACTCTTCTCGTTCCTTTAGCCCAAGAAACCATCCTACAGATTGATCATTCAACACACGCACAAATGCAAAGTAGTCACAATCTTGTTTTCTTGTTACATCTGCTACGCTACATTCATAGTTTGATTTTGGTGTTACAGAAGTTTTCTTTGTTTTAACATCTATGGTTTTACTATTTACTACTAAATCATAGTCTCGTGTATTGTGCTCTTCGCCTCCTAATACTTTTCTAACAATCTCTTCCCCTAAAAACCCAACCACATTTCCCTTCCCACGAGTAATGCTCTTATACAATACCCCCATCTCTTTTGCTTTTTTGTGGGACGCATTACGCATTGCATTTGTAATATCTACTTTTATCATTTTATGTGTATCCTTATGTTGTTAAGAGAAAAGGTTTGTTTATAGTACTGCTTGTTTATCTATGTATTGAACAATAGGTTTTTCCTTTGCCTTACTAACCTTAGACGCTTGTTCTGATAGAGCCGATCCCCAACAAGCAAATCTAAAGTCACAAAACTTACACTCAGTACCTAGAACATATCTTCCGCTAGGAACTTTTCGGTAAGTCTCTTTTACTGGCTCATAACAACGGGCAAACTTATTTTCCTTTAACTTGTGAACTGTTTTTTCTAAAGAGTTAATTACTGTATCTACATCATTATCGTACTTTATGTATTTAAAATCTCCTGATGAATGGTTTATAACCCACCACCCACCTGCTTCTACTCCTTTACCTTTAGCATAGATAGCAAGCTGTCCTACATAACCAAAGCTATCATTCTTTGCTACATACTCCCCTCCTAACCATTTATTGTTGTAGCTCCAAGGACTAGCCGATTTTATATCATCAACCTTACCATCTACAATAAGATCATACTCTCCACTAATTGTTTCTCCTGCTATTTCTACTTGTACTTTTTCTGGTTCACCATAGTTTACCCCTGCTTCTGTCAACACTCCCTTGAATACAGCCTCAGTTATATCCCCAATTAGCATTCTTAGCAGAAAGTTAGTACCGAAAGGGATTGCCTTCTCAGGTTTATTTTTCATAAACCAAAGTTGACAAGTTGCCCTTCCGATATTACTTGCTCGTAAACGAAACTTCCTGTTGCTTTTATCGTCAAACTGTTTGTCTAATGCTTGCTCTACGTGTTTAATTACCTTATTCTTTGTGTCCTTAGACATACTAGCAGAACCAGTAAGTACTTGTGTAAAGTAGTTGTGGACGAGTAGCTCAACAGGATGCTCCATACTAAACGTCCTCTACGACATTAACAAACTCCTCGATAAGCGCACTTTCATCTTGAGTAAAAGAAGAACTAGAACTACTGTTTTCCTTGTACTTATTTTCAATATAAGTGTTTTGCATGTCCACCCACGACACAAAGCTACCGAAAGTTTCTTGATCAGACGAACTGATATCAATCTTGGTCGATAGATCAACTACAGGGATAGGGCTGTACAACATGTTACCACTAGCCATAGGCGCTCCTTTTGTAGTGATGGTCATCAGGTGTTCAGGTAGAAGACGCTTTGCTGAAAAGTATCTTGCAATAGCCTCTCCCATGACCTTGAAGGAATCTTTATTACCTAGCTCCCAAATAACAGGTGCTTCAATAGGATCACTTAAAGGTTCTCCTTTTTCATTCATAGCTTCATTTGAAGAAACGATACCAAACAAAGTGCGTACCCGTTTTACAGAAGAGATTAAACGGCGAGTAGCTTCAGGCAATGCTTGCCAATCTTTAATGTAACCTGAAGGACGGCCACAGTTAAAGCCACCATCATCATCCATATGGTCATTGTTATTAAAGTTATCTTGTGTAACCAGAACTGACCTAACAAACTTACCCTTCTTTCCATATTGATCTAGACTAGAATAGGGAACCCAACGGGTATAACGAAACCTTTGAAGAAAGGGTCTAAACGTGATGCTCTCACAATAACTAACATCTCCATCATTGCCTGTTATAGCAAAGGAACCAGCAGGTACTACCTCAGTTTGCCGCTTCTTGCCCTTGGTTTCAACCATATCCATAATAGGTTGGTGGTTAATCTTCATTCTAGGTATGCTAAGAGAACTGCCCGTAGCTGAAGGCTTCCCCATTCCCATGACAGTTGCCATAGTCTCATAATTATCTGTACTGATTGTGGCTAATTGTGTTTCCATACTATAGTCCTTCCTATGTTAATTTATTCAACCATTATACATTAATACAAATTTTTGTCAAGCGTGTTATGCAACTTCCATCCAATTATCTCCTATTTTACAGTCCATAACTAAAGGCACATCAAAATCCACCTCAAACTTTATTTGTATCATACTATGTAGTTGATGTTCGACTTCCTTAATGCATTGTTGTACTTGATATTCCTCATCTGGGTGTGTGTCTATAACTACACTGTCGTGTACACTGTTTACAATCATGCTTTTAAGCGATTTCTTTTGCATCGTATCTTCCACTAACAACAACGTAAGTTGCACAATATCGGTAGACACAGATTGTACAGGATAGTTTTTAACTGCCGTGAAGTACGTGATACCTCCATTGCTTCTACGTTTAGCGTCAGGAAAAGCAAACTGCCTTCCTGTAGGTGTAGTAACCATGCCGGTAGACATCACTTCATTGGCTAATCTAGTATGCCATGCCCCTATCCCTGCGTACTTCTGTATAAATTGCTTATAGTAAGCTTCTTCTGCGTTAGTTTTGCCATAGCCTGTTGCACCAAATAAAGGCGCAAAGGTATGTTCTTTAGCTTCCTGCCTTGAAGTAATTTGACCTGCATCCGATATAACCTTTGCGGTGTAGCTATGCACATCAAAACCAGTATTGATCTCATCCTTTGCTAATTTGTCCTCCCCTAAAAATGCAGCCGTTCTAAATTCAAGTTGAGCAAAGTCGGCCTCTACTATTTTACCACCCTCCCAACGTGATTTAAATACTCGTTTTATAGGGAACGTACTCCCTCTGGGCATGTTCTGTAAGTTAGGCGAGTCTGACGCTAGTCTTCCTGTAGTAGTTCTATGCTGTACTAACCTTACGTGTAGCCTACCATCTTTTTTCATATAGGTTTCTATGCCCTTAACAAAAGAAGATAGATATGTGTCTAATGCAGATAGCCTTCTAACATTGTGTAAAAAGTCATGTGCTTGTGTCATGCCTTTTCGTTTAGCTATAGTTTCCAACAACTCAACATTTGTTTTGTTTGTACTAAAGCCATGATTAGATACCCAACTTACTGAAGGGGCGGCAAAGCGCAACCCTGCAATACGTTGTTGAGGTAGATAAAGAATACCCTTAGTTTCGCATACTTTACATAGTCTCTTTGCTTTACCTAATGTACCATCCTTTTTTCTTGCTGTGTTGAAACCCCTACCAAAACAAGCTGAACATTGTATTGCTTTTGTCTTGTAAACGATACTACTTTTAGCTTTAACCTGATCAACAAATTGTTTTTTCTTAGTATAGGATGTGAAATTTGTTGCCCAATCATGTTTATCTATAGGCTTCCTACTATATATAAGCATACTTAATTGCTCTGGAGATGACAGGTTTATAGGAGTATCCCCCATTAATGTCACCACCTGACTATTTAAGCTACGTAATATTTCCGCATGTTCCTTTTTAAACTGAATCTTAACCTCAGATAAAACCTTCGTGTCTATAGTAAACCCCCTTGAATATATCTTTGCCAATAGCCTACATAGCTCATTAGTTAAACTAGCTATAGGTATAAGGGAACTATATTGAGCAGTATATAGTTTTTTAATTAAATCTTCAGACAGTTCCTGTGTTGCTTTAACGTCAGCTAAACAGTATTCCTCTAGATCATCCCCATCTATTTCATCAACAGATACACCTGCTTTAAGCTGTTCTTTCATCAAGTCCATCTTCTGATTAACAAGACAATATCTTTCTGCAATAGCCTGTAAAGATAAGGGCTGTTTCTGCGCCCGTTGTAACAAGTACTCTACAAGCATTGTATCGAAAACCGGGCCATCATAAGTAAAACCACAATCCCATAACCAAATCAACTCATGTTGTGCGTTATGACAATTGATTACAGTGGCCTTATCCAGTTGTTCTTGTAGTTTGTCTTTAGCTCCTTCTGTTGTGTGTGTCTTATGATTAAACCAGTATGATGCCTCCTCTCCTGTATCTGTTTTTGTACACACAAGAACCAATTTATTATCTGGGGTAAACGGATCAAGGAGTATTTTCCCTGAAGGCAACCTAGTTACTGTATTTTCTATATCTATCGTAAGTTTCATTTAACCCTCCTATGCTCTATAGGTAGCTGTCTCTGGATCAAACATAGTTACTATTCTACCATGCTTTCCATTAAGCTTATTCTTCAGCACAAGCCAGTGTCTCTCTGAAACATCCTCCTCTCGCTGTCCTTCAATCATGGGTGTTTTAGTAATACAAAATAGTAGGTCTGCTTCAGAGGCTTTACCTGTCTTGCTGCCCTCCAACATAGACATATCTACAAACACCTTTCCTTCAGC